TACTTGTTGATCCCAGACATAAATGTAGGGATCAGTAATACGGGTGGTATCAATAAACATTAGTCTTTTGCTGCTATAATTACGTCTAAGTATTGTACTGCCATATCTAAGTTAGTTACAGAAATACTGTGGTTGTGTGCACTACCAGAGAAAGTTGCGTTATGGTTATGTGAACTTCCACTAAATGATGCGTTGTGGTTGTGTGAACTTCCAGTAAATCCGTGGTTGTGTCCGCCGCCACCACCAGTGTTTCCAGTGTTTGCACCGTTTGCGTTTTGGTTTACGAAACTAACAACAACGTTGTCACCGTCTCTTTCACCACTGTTAGGTGTGTGATGGTTATAACTGTGGCTGTGACTAGGCATCTGAGATGTAGTCAGTGTGTGGTTGTTAACTGTACCACTTGTACTAGCATTAGCTACAGAAATATTACCACCAGCAGTTGCGTTAGCTACGGATATGTTACCGCCTTGAGTTGCGTTTGCAGCGTTAGCTGTAATTGATCTGTCAGCCAAAGTATTACTAAACGCATTGCTACCACCAGAACCAGCAGTTCCAGATACAACTCTAAGAGCTTTGTTATCTACACCACTTGTTACCTTTGTCCAACCTGTAGGTGCTGCTGTCTGTTGAAAGAGCATCTTTGTTCCAGATGGAAACGCTTGAGCGTTAGCGATACCAGTTGTTACATATGCAGTTGTTGCTACTTTTGTACTGTTGTCAGATGCAGACTGTGTTGTTGCAGTTACACCATCTGTTAATACTCCAGAGCTAGATGTTAGACCACCAAATAGTGTGTCTCTAGTAGCTACGTCTACACCGTCAACTGTGCCTGATACTGTGATATTTCCTGTTACGTCAATACCAGCAGAAAAGTCATGGTTAGCGTTAGATGTAATCGGCCCATTGCTAGCTACTGCTACTGAAGCAGAACCATTTGAAATAGTTGTGCTGTCAATCGCAGTTGTTGAAGCTGCGGTTACGATTCCTTTTGCGTTTACAGTAATAATAGGAATAGCAGAACTAGAACCATATGCGGCAGCACTTACACCTGAGTCAGCTAGTTTGCTGTTTGCGATTGCAGCAGATGAATTAATATCTTCGTTTACTATTGTTCCGTTTACTATATTTGCACTAGCTACAGTTACATCTGTTGGTAAAGCTCCAGCAGCAATCTTTGTTGTTGCTATAGAATCAGTGGCTAATCTACCAGCAATAGATGCAGATGACACGTTAGCCATGTCTTCTGCTGCTACTGGATGACCACCAGCTGTTGAGCCATCATGTACGACAAGAGTTTCCTTATCTGTATCTACAGTAACTTCGCCTTCGGCTCCGGTAAAGCTACTATGTTGCGAGGTTGTTCCTCGTCTTAGTTTTAATAATTTCGCCATTATGCTATTGACCCGAAGTCTAAAGTTAAGTTAGTTGTTGTTATTACGTTTGGTGCAATAGTTTGACCAGCTATTAGGCTGACTATTTCACTTGCTGTTTGATCTGCTGTAGCACTAGCTTCTATACCATCTAGCTTACTACCGTCAGTAGCTATATCTCTGCCGTCTACTGTGCCTGATACAATAATATTTGCATTGACTGTTTGATTACCAGTAAATGTGTTAGCACCTAAACCAGCTAAACTACCAGTAGCTGTAACACCACCTTGGAATGAAGACCCATTATGTACTCTTAGCTCGTTAGAAGTCGTGTCAAAGTATAAGTCACCAGCAGCTAGTGCATTACCAGCACCGTCTGTAGAAGGAGCTGAAGATGCTATCTGATATGTAGCAGCAAAGCTGTTGACATTTGAAATATTACTTGCAGCTGTGTTTACATTAGCTATTGACGCTGCAACTGTACTAATGTTACTATTAGCTCCAGCGACAGTTGTAATATTAGAGTTAGCCCCTGCAACTGTATTTATATTTGTATTATTACCGGCTACTGTGTTAATATTTGTAGCGTTATTAGCAACAGCATTGATATTAGTAGCGTTGCTTTGTACAGCGTTAATGTTTGATTCATTACTATTTACTGCGTTTACGTTTGATATATTATTTCCAACAGCATTTACGTTTGCAATATTAGTTGCTACTGTGTCTATTTCAGATGTACTTTCGTTTAGGTCATCAGCAACAGTAGTTATTTTTGCAATGTTTGTAGCTGCTGTATTTACGTTAGCTATAGAAGTAGCAACAGTGTTTACAGAGTTGTTACCAGAACCAGTATTTACTGCATTAGTTATAAGACCTAAATCTTCTGTAAATGTTAATTGTCCAGCTACAATACTAATATTAGTCAAGTCTGACTGGTTTGGTGTAGCAGCACTAAATCCATCTCCAGAGCTACCATCATAGATCATTAACACCTTATTAGATGAACTATCAAACCATAAGTCACCAACTTGTAGTGACGAAGTATCAGCTCTTTGTGTAGGTGCAGAAGTACTTATCTGGTAAAGATCAGCAAAGTTATTTATATCTGTTACGTTAGCTCCAGCTGCTGCTATGTTTACAGCATTTGCAGCTACGGTTGTAACCTCTGTAGCTTTGGGTACAAGCCTATGAAATGCGTACGTGTGATCTGTAGAAGTTGTCTCTACCAAGAAACCAAAACCTGACGGTATGGTAGCACTTACACCTGTAATAATAACAGCTAAACCAGACCCTCTACCGTTTGCAATAGTAACTGTAGTACCGCTTGGAGCTAAGTCAGTTGAAGCTGCTTTGACTGATACAATAGTCCCACCAGTTGCTGGGTTGTTTATATCAGGGTTAGCTGTAGGAAAACTTGTTTCGTTTGCTATAGGTACAAACCCACCTACGTCATCAACAAGCTCAATAATACGAGCGTCTATAGCACCAGTGGTTGCTACAAAAGCGTCAGAGCTACTCCATGTATTACCAGAAGCTATAGTCTCGCTAGAGTCTTGTCTAAAGTATCTAGCATCAGACTCGGTTTCTGTAAAGTATCTACCGTCAAGTGTACCTGTTGCTATTTCAGCATCGGTAATCTTGTCAGATTGTAGTAAAGTTTTGATCTCACTAGCAGTCTGATCAGCTGTAGCTGCTGTTTCTATACCATTAAGTTTAGTATGGTCAGCATCTGTAAAAACATTACTATCGCTTGCAGCTTCTACTGCTGCTCTTATTTCAGCATTACTTTGGTCAGCTGTAGCTCCAGCCTCTATACCATCAAGCTTACTGTGGTCTGCATCTGTAAAGACGTTACTGTCTGAAGCAGACTCTACAAGAGTTCTGATCTCTGCTGATGTTTGATCGGCTGTTGCACCAGATTCTATACCGTCAAGTTTAGTACCGTCAGCTGCCACATCCCTACCATCTACTGTGCTAGACACTGCGATAGTACCTGTAACTGTAAGATTACCAGTAGCAGCTGTACCAGAAGTAGATAAGTTTTGTGAGCCAAATGCTGGTGTTATCTTAGTACCAGCTATTGCAGCTGACGTATTGACATCAGCATTAACTATTGCACCATCTGCAATCTTTGCTGAAGTTACTGCTGAGTCAGCAATTTTACCTGTAGTTACATTTAGATCTTTAATTGCAGCAGTGTTGACAGCTTGTGGCTCAAAGTCGTACGATTGTACAAGTTGATCTTGTGTTTCTTTTAATGCTCTTAGAGCTTGTTTTGTATTATTATTTAGGTCATCTGCTTTTACGGAAGAACCGGCTGTATATGTAGCTCTACCTTCTACAGCAGTATTACCATTGTTCATCACGTCTGTTTGACGTATGATGCGAACTACGGCAGGGCTGGTGGGGGCACTACCAATCCAATCTACAGTACTCTGACCAGCAGAGTTGTAAGGATTAATGTTATAGTCCGATCCAGCTGACTTTAGAACTCCATCAACATATACCTTTATTTCATCTGATGAGAATGTAGTAATTGTAAAGTTGATGTCAGCTCCAGTCGCTGTCTGTTGGTGAAAGGATTGTTGTGACATTATTTATATATGTTGAGTATGTTTGCTGATTCAACTCGTTTGGTTAATTTTTCGACCTTGCCAGCACGTTGTTCTAGTATGAGTTCTTGTACAACTCGTTTATTACTAATTGAAGCCCAAGCTTTTTTACGAGCAGTTGCAAATAGTCTATCTATCATTAAGTTATGGTAGTAGTCTCTTGCATCAAAATCACCACGTTTACCAGATTTTATATCGTCGTACATTCGTTGTATAGATGCTATTATCTTAGGGTCTTTGGCTAATTTATCTAATTCACGCTCAAGATTTTGTAAGCCAATAGCTTGCTGGAATAAAGATCTAACTTCAGCATTTTTAGTTAGTTTAGTTCCGTCAGGAGCATAGTAAGTAGATAAACGTAAATCATATCCACTGTTAAATAATAACTGTCTACCGGGGCCTTGATCTAAGCTAAGAGATACAGGACTTACAGCGTTAAATGCACGTGTTAAAAAGTCCCAGTCTTTTAGAGGCTTACCATTAAGCAAGTCATACTTAATAGGTAGAGGTTTGTCTGTAAAGCTTTCTGATATTAAGTTTCTGTTACGTATGGATTGTATAATACCAGAGTTAATTTCACGCATGTATGGTGTAAATAACCTACCAAGCTCGTTACGTAAACCAGAAAGAGGTACAGTATTGTTAGCAAGTGATGCTAGAATACGTGGCCCTTGCCCGGGTCGACCACTAAATAAATCTACGAATGACTGTATACCAGCTAAGTATGACTTACTTGTAATCGCTTGTGCTATAACAAGAGATATTTTACCTAATTGATTTTCTGTCCACTCTTCACCCATAAGTTGACTTGCGTCACCTACGTCAGCAATAGTAGACATAATAAGGTTAAATGGTTCAAACTGGTCATAACCTACACGTACGTCACCAATCTTAATAGTTCTTGGCTCCCACTTAGCGTCTAGCCATACTTGTCTTTTCTGCCTATCTACAGGGCCGTTACCGTTAAGGTCGCCACGCATCCATGCTTGTGCAGCCATAAATACTACAGCAGAGCCCATAGAAAATCTACCTAGTTGTAAGGCTCTAGCATTAGCTAGTTCTTCAACAGTAAAGATACCGTATTTAGATACACTACTTAAATCGTTAGGGTTAGCAAATGCAATATCATTAAACTCTTTGACTAGAAAGTTAAAACCGGGTGTATACTTACC